ATTTGGTCGCATTGGTGACGCGATGGCAGATATCATCACACAAACAACAAGCGTTAAAGATGCTTTCCGTAGTTTGGCAAATTCAGTTATCAATGATCTTGCGCGTATTTATACGCAGCGGTTTATTTCTGAGCCATTAATGGCCGCTTTTTCATCAGCGTTTGCAGCTCCAACGCCAACGCCAAACCCGCATACAAGGGCAATGGGCGGTCATGTTGCGGCGAACCGTCCTTATATGGTTGGCGAGCGTGGCCCAGAGTTAATGATCCCCGGTGCTTCCGGCACGATCATTCCAAACAACAAAATGGGCGGCAACGGTACTGTGGTCAACCAGACCATCAACGTTTCAACAGGCGTATCGCAAACCGTTAGGGCAGAGATAATGCAGTTGATGCCGCAAATCAGCGAAGGCACAAAAGCTGCTGTCCTTGATGCCAGACGGCGCGGTGGGTCTTTCGCGTCAGCTTTTTAGGTTTTAAAAAATGACAATATCATTTCCACTGACACTACCAACGGCTACAGGCATTTCAAGTATTACCCTCAGAGCAATCAATGCCGTTGCAATATCCGAAAGTCCGTTCACCCTGAAGCAGCAAGTTGTTGCTCATACTGGCCAGCGGTGGGAAGCAGAAGTTACTATACCGCCAGTCAAGCGCGAGCAAGCTGAGGTTTGGGTCAGCTTCTTGGTTTCTCTTCAGGGGGTGCGCGGCACTTTCTTGCTGGGCGATCCAGCTAACGCAACCCCACGAGGCTCCGCATCATCAGCACCCGGCACTCCACTAGTCAACGGCGCGAGCCAGACTGGCGACAGCCTAACCATTGATGGCTGTCCTGCATCGGCAACGGGTTATTTGAAGGCGGGTGACTATATTCAACTGGGTGGCGGCTCTACTGCAACTCTGCATAAAGTTCTGCAAGATGTTAATACAAACGGATCGGGTCAGGCCACGATTGATCTGTGGCCTTATATCCGAAACGCGCCTTCAGACAATTCAACGGTTGTGGTTTCAAATGCTGTCGGTGTTTTTCGGCTTGGGTCAAATGAAACAAACTGGACAATCAGAGATGCCGCCATTTATGGAATAACGTTTCCAGCGATTGAGGCAATAGTATGAGCCGCACTTTATCTGATGGAATTATTAGCGTTTTGACGGCTGAGGCGATCCAGCCGTTTTTCGCTGTCGAGCTTTTTTTCAATACACAGACACTTAGGTTCTGGACTGGTCTGGGAAATCTAACTGTCGGTGGCGAAACCTACACAGGAACTGGTCAGCTTTTGCAGATCAGTGAGATCGGTGAAACGGCGCAGATATCAGCGCGTGGTGCAACACTTACGCTTTCCGGCATACCATCAAACCTAATATCACTTGCATTGAATGAGCCTTATCAAGGTAGGTTGTGCAAGATATTCTTTGGAGCCATTGATGCCAACCGTGCATACCTAACCGATGAGAGTGGTAATTATATTCTAGCAGAGGACAGCAGTAGAATTGACGTGTCCACTGGCGATCCCAACGAGATCGTTGAAATATTCAGCGGCTATATGGATCAGATGAACATTGAAGAGGGTGCTGAAACAAGCAGAATTGGTTTGTCTGTGGAGAGTAAGCTGATTGATTTAGAGCGTCCCAGAGTTTTCAGATATACAGATCAAAACCAGAAGTCTCGCTTTCCGAATGATAAGGGCTTTGAGTTTGTTGAAGACTTGCAGGACAAGCGGTTTAACTGGGGCCGGGGTTGATGGTTCATGACTGGGATATTCGCTTGGCGAATTATGTTGATAGCGTCAGGTATAGAGGCTTTGATTGGTCAGAGTTTGATTGTCTAGTTTTTGCAAACGGCGCAGCTCAAGCGCAACTTGATCGGGGCGTTTTTGACGACTGGATTGGCGACTATAACTGTTACAAATCGGCTTATAGGCACTATAAAAAGTTACTGAAAAGGCATAAAGAGAAGAGCATAATAACAGCGATTGATGGTCGGCTGAATAGGGTGGACAGGCTGATGCCTATGCGCGGAAACATTGTGGCGCGGGGGCATAGTGATCTTTCAGTTGTTGGCATAACTCTGGGGGTTGCGGTTAGTGATGTCATTGCGTTTGTGGGTTATAATGGCCTTGAGTTTTTTAGGCCTACGGACGGAGATATATATTGGTCAGTCTCATGAAGTATCTTTTTGCATCAATATTTTTTTTCATTGCGCTTCCGGCCCTTGCAGACCCGGTAACAATAGCAGTATCAGCGGCAACAGCGGCGGCGGCAACTGCGGCGGCATATTATGGTGGGGCCATTGCGGCTAGTGCTATATTAAGTTACTTTGCAATTAATTTTGCGGTTGCAGTAAGTTTGTCATATGTTTCGTCTGCGCTTGCCCCCAAACCCAAGAGGCCCGGATTTAGAACCGAAACGGGATATCAGGTTGCTGGCATTGGCCCGGCTCAGGATCATGCAATTATTTATGGTCAAACTCGCGTTGGCGGTGTTGTGGTTTATAAAGAGGCTACCGACAACAATAAATTCCTGCATCTGGTAGTGGCTATTGCTGGGCATGAGTGCGAGGAAATCACTAGCGTTTACCTCAATGATGAAATAGTAACTCTTGATGGTGACGGCAACGCAACCGCGCCATCAAAATATAATGGTTATGTTAGGGTCATCAAGCATTTGGGTGCAGCGGATCAGGTCGCAGACCCGACACTCATTTCTGAAAGCAATGGCCTGTGGACGGCTGATCATCGATTGCAGGGTATTTGTTACGCATACATCAGGCTTGAGTTCAATGCAGATAGCTTCCCGAACGGCGAGCCAGCCATCAGCTTTATTGTCAAAGGAAAAAAGGTTTACAATCCAAACACCGCGACAACAGCATTCAGTGACAATTCAGCCCTTTGTTTGCGCGACTATTTGGTGAGTGATTATGGCCTTAACACCGATGATATTGATGACATTTTCTTTGCATCAGCCGCGAATGTCTGCGATGAGACTGTTGCGCTTGCCGCTGGTGGAACAGAGAAGAGATACACAACAAACGGATCGTTCACAACTGGTGGCCAACCAAAGGATATTATTGATGATCTGTTGAGGGCGATGGGCGGCACGATCTGGTATGGTCAAGGCAAGTGGCGCGTTAAAGCATCAGCATTTACCACCCCGGTTGTCACGCTTGATGAGGATGATCTTAGATCAACGGTTCGGATCAATACTCGACACTCACGCCGGGACAACTTTAACACAGTGCGAGGCGTATTCAAGGGGCCAGAAAGCAACTATCAAAGCACAGATTATCCAGAGGTGACTGGCACAACATTTGTTGACGCTGATGGCGGTGACAAAAGCGTCATCGACTTTGACCTTGGGTTTACTGCAACCAGTTCAATGGCTCAGAGGATTGCCAAGATTGCCTTATACAGAAATCGTGAGCAGCTAACAATTTCTGCATCGTTTGGGATGAAAGCGTTTCAGGTTCAGATTGGCGATATTGTGCGGCTTACAAATACAAGAGCAGGGTTTTCCAACAAAACATTTGAGGTTGTTGACTGGCGATTTTCACCGCAACTTGATGATGCGCTTCTGATCAATATGGATTTGAGGGAAATATCGTCTGCTGTTTTTGATTGGAACGCTGAAGAGACATCTTTTGAACTCAACAACACAGTGCTTGCAAACCCGTTTGATGTTCCACCGATAGGTCTTTCAGCAACCTCTGAGGCGCGGGTTGTAAACGAGCATCTGACAAACATTATAATCGCAAACGTTACATCAGACGCGCCTGAAAGAATTGATCAGGTTGAGGTGCAGTTCAAGAAAACAACGGACACGGATTACATTCTGGCTGGCTTTGGTGATTTGGGTAAGGCTGAAATCATTGACGTTGAGGATGCTGTATTTGACATTAGGGCCAGAGCCATCAACACGTTTGGGATCAAGGGCAGTTTCGTTCAGATTACGCAGAACGTTGAGGGTCTTGCTGAACCGCCAGCAGATGTAACAAACTTCAGCTTCAACGTTTCATCCGCTGGGATACATCTCGAATGGGAAGCAGTGCCTGATCTTGATCTCAGCTTCTACAGGGTGCGCCACGCTCAGGCTGAAAGTGGGGCAACGTTTGCAAACGCAACAACGGCTGTAGACAAGGTTGCGCGTCCCGGCAACAGCGTTACAGTGCCACCACGATCCGGCACTTACTTAATTAAGGCTTATGACAAATCCGGCAAC